AGTTTTGAATAAAGAATTTAATCAAGGAAAAGTAGATGATTTTACAAGAACAACTTATATGTTAATTGATAAGGGTTCTCTTCCATCAGGATCGTCGGAAGAACAAATTAATAAATCAGAGGAACCAAATTTTGATCCAAAAAATATTTTAAATCAAGCATCAATGCGTTACAATCAGTTGTTCACAATCAAAAAATCGATTACAATACCTGGAGACTTTAGTTTAAACGCTGGAGATGCTATCTTTATAGACATACCAGAAGCTGGAGAGGACAAGTCCAAACAAAAACCTAACGACGAAACTGGTGGTCTATATATTATATCGGACCTGTGCCATTATATTACTCCTGATCGTTGTTTAACTAAACTCGACTTAATCAGAGATTCTTACGGAAGAAAGGTAACCTAAAATGACAGAAAAAAGTATACAACAACACATTAATGACGACAAAGACCTGTTGGAAAACCCAACTCTGTCCCCACAAATGCGTCGTCACGTAGAAGATGAATTAGATCATCTTGAGCAATATCAAGTAAATCATCCAGACGATGATCATGATCCAACCTCTCTTGAGTTGTATTGCGATACTCATCCAGATGCTTTAGAGTGTAGAGTATACGACGACTGATAACTAATGGAAGGAGGATCGCTTTTCACATCAGGGTTTGCTGGAGCACATTTCAATTGGTGGATCGGACAGATTGCCGATGATTCAACTTGGCGAGATAACACTGCTGCTGGAAAGCATGAATCTGGAAGTCAGATTCCTGGTTGGGGAAGAAGATATAAAGTAAGGATTATTGGATATCATGATCAACAGGAAGAAACAATTCCTTCTGATCAACTTCCCTGGGCTCAGGTCATGTATCCCATCACCGCAGGTGGTGGTCAAGGAAGTTCATCTCAAACTCCAAACCTAAGGCAAGGAAATTTTGTTTTTGGATTCTTTCTTGATGGTCAGGATCAGCAAGTTCCTGTCATCATGGGAGTTTTGGGGAACAATGCTCAGACATCACTTCAAACAACCACTGGAACGACAAAATCAAATTTTGGACCAACCAGTGGATTTGCTAAGTCAGCAACAGGAGAAACTGATCCAAACAGAAAAGTTCCTGATTCTGATTTGGTAGTTAATAAACCAAAAACTAAGGCACAGAAAGACGATACTGATCCACCTCCACCTGGAGTAAAACTTAATAAGTATGGTTTAAGACCAGATAAACCACTCACTAGTCAGCAACTGAAGGATGCTCAAGCAGCAAGAGCAGAGGCAGAAGCAAGAGGCCTGACTGGTCAAGAAAGAGAAGACTTTGTAATGAAAGCAGTTGCCGATGGCATTGCTGCTAGAAAGGCTGCTGCAGAAAGTCCTACTTCACCATCGCAACCAGGAGCAACAAAAGAAAGTGCTGATGCTGTTCACCAGCAATCTGTTGCTGATGTTAAAAAGAATGATAGGCAGACTAGAAAGATTCCTCTTGCCGATCCATATAATACAATAAACTCTTCTCTGAAGAATATCCAGATTATTTTAGATAATCTCACTAAGGATATCAATAAAATTTTAGAAACTGCTCAATCATATATTGATGCAGCTTCAAATATTTTGGATGATATTAGCAGTTTGATTTCTGGTGCTGCTTGTATCATTACCAAATACATGAAACCAATCTTTGATAAAATTTTTGAATACATTTTAAAAACCGTTCACAAAGCAATTGCTCCCACTACTAATATTATGTTCCCAAACCAAAGGAACTTGATGTCTGATTTAAAAGAACAAATCACTCAAATCCTTACTTGCCTTTGGGAAAAGTTGATAGCAGGTTTATGTGACTTGCTCAATTCCTTGTTAAGGAAAGGTCTTGGACTTGATAAGAATGGTGCTCTACTCGAAGCACTTGATACAACTAATGTTACCCCAGAAAATAAAGTTCCAAAAGTTCCAATGTGTTATGTTGAGACCTTGACTGGTGATGTCTTATCATCAAGTAAAGAAGAGATTACAAATAGTGTTGATGATATCATTCAGAATGTTGGTGAATTTTTAGAAGAAATTTCATCTCAAATTGATGCTGTTCAAGATGGACTCAGTTCTCTTTCTGGTGCTATTCCATCCATCGATGGTTTAATTGGAAACATAAGTTCCGCACTGTCTTTTGCTAATTTACAGTTTAGTGTTTTTGGTTGCGACTTAGTTCCTAAAGTTTCTGTAAGTGATTTCTATACATTTGCCACTGGTTCTAATTCTCAAGAGGAGTCAGAAACACCCAATGTCAGTGAAGTATCTGAGACAGCAGCTTCTTCTACTGTTACCACAGAACCTGTTCAAACAAAACAATTCTCTACGCCACCAAGAGATTCTGGAGACATTGACTATAAATCTAAAACTAGTAGTGAACAAACTAGAGACAGTAGGACTAGAAATATAAATGCGAGAGGTGGATATGATCCTCGCTATGATAGGTGATAAATATCAGTAATTAGAATGAAAAAAATATTTAAAAAATAGAATGGGTAGTCAGTTATTTGGTCCCTTAGATAAAAAAACCAACATTAAAGTTGGGTATATTGATCCCGATAATGGATTCGTTGATGGACTTACTGTCTGTCAGGCAAATGAGTATGCTCGTTTAAACCCAGGAACTGTTTTTATCTTTAAAAGTGGAGATAGTGTTCTCAAATATTTGAATATCAATGAGGTTAATGATTTAACATCAGAAGATCTCATCAGGAATAAAACTAAAAACCAATGTGCTGGAGTTAACCAGAAAATTGAATGTGGTCCACCAAAGATTGAGATAACTGGCGGCGGTGGAATAGGAGCAATTGGAAATCCAATTGTAGGAACGGATGGATCTATTTTAGCAGTTGATGTTGTAAGAACTGGCCATGGTTATACATTTCCACCACAAGTAACTGCTAACGACGAATGTCAGTATGGAACTGGAAGCGTTCTAAGAGCAGTTCTTGGCGAAATTGTCATAAGGGGTGATGAGTTAGTTATTGAATCTGAGGGTTCAGTAAGTTATGACTTAAAGTTTAGAAACACTGGATCTATTCGTGGATATCGTGGAGAGGGAAGAACATATCTCTATCAATACTATGATCGTTTAGAAGATTATGAAGAGTATGAATTGTGCGAAGAAGATGTAATATCATATGGAACTATCTGGGGTCCAAATGGTGAGGACCTTGGAGAATGGATTCCTCAGGCCTTTATTGGTGAATCTGATAATATTATTAGAGATATTCAAGAGTTTGAGCGTGATGTTCGTGCCTTAGAAGGTGGATTTTTCAATACAAGAAAAATAAAACCATCAAGAATTACCAGTAGTGATCCAAAAGTTGTTGGTGGATGGAATCATGTAAATGATAAAACTTTTGTTGAGAAGCAATACGGAACTGCGACTCCTCCCCCTGGAGTCAATCGTTGGGGAGACTTTATGAATTCTTATGCTATATCTCCAAAACCCCCATCAAATGTAAAAGGTTCCGACTATGCGGGAATACTCTTTACATATTTGTGGAATCTTGAGTTTCCAACAACTGGAGATTATATTATCAGAGGTGGTAAAGATAACATAGCAAAACTCTATATTGATAATGAGTTTATTTCGGATCTAGATGGATATAAAGGTGAGATTAATGATATCAAAAAGTTTTATCAAGAGGGTCAGCATACAGTAAGACTGGACATTATCAATAAACCAATTTATGAAACAGTACCTGTTAAAGCCAAAGACAAAGGTGGATGTCCCTCAACTATTACATTTAAAGTTACTACTGCGGCAAATTTCGCAAACTCCATTGAGATTCCTGGACTGGATATTAATGTTGGAAAGTCATTTGGAAGTAAACAATTAAACGAAACTTTCAATCGTGATGTGGAATATGGTGTTGAATATGATGTTATCGTTAAGAGTCCTCAAAGCAAAGCTGGAATTAGACTTAGAACTCAAGGAAACTCAGTGCTTCAGGTAGAAGAAGCAACCGATGATGATTGGCAAGATTTAGTATGTACTGTTAGTTGTGGTAGATTTATTAAGATTGATGGCAATAGATGTAAACTTGTTTTTGATGCTCCAACTCCACCTCTTCCTGCCAAATCTAATAATATTGAAATCATAAACAAAGAAGTTTTCAATACGATTGATTGGATTAATAAAGCAGATAGAAAACTTTGGAGAACTAATGTCTATACTAGAGGTGGGTTCATAAACGACTATGGGGTATCTCCTTTTAATACACTACTTGAATTGGAAGATAATCCATATGCGGGAACTCATGTGATCAGATGGGAGCATGTTGATTTTCCAAATGATGGAAATTATGATATCGAAGTCGAAGTTGATGATAACGTAACTCTGTATATTGGAAACAGAGATGGTGATGGTGCGATGAAGATTGGCAATGGATTAACCGATGTCAATTATGGTGGAGATGAAGTCATCATTGAGAAGAAAGGATTTAGATCTGCCAGTAACTCAACTGGAAAGAGCACATATACAAAGTACTTTAAGAAAGGTAGATATAGGATTAGAGCAGAACTGGAACAAATTCCAGGAGGTAGATTTGCTTTTACTGGAGTTAAGGGAACAAATCCCATGGCATTAGCTGTGAGAATTACATCAACAATAGCACAAGCAACTGTCATATCTCCAAGATCTTGGAACGATAATCCTATGGGTGTGGCTCTCACTATTGATGCCCCAGATCCAATTGTTCCACAACAACCACCACCAGTTCAGGAAGGTAGATGTCCTCCTAATCCAATTTGGTCTACCAGATCATCGGGTGCGAAGGAGCAGTGGTATCCAGTAGTGTTTGATAGATGGTCTACTTTCACTAATCGTTATGCGATGTCTCCTGTTAAACCATTGGCACAACCAGGAACTGACAGTGGCGGAACAGTTTATACCAATTCATGGACAATTGATGTTCCATATGATGGATATTATGGATTGAAAGCAACTGTAGATAATGCTGGTAAGATTTCTATTGACGGTGAACCTGTCATGCAGGCAAATTATATTCCACCAGAATTGAGAAATAGTAAAGGTGGTAGAGGTGCCGAACTAAGAAGTGGTATTGATGGAGTTGGTGACGGTGGTTTGATATACAATTGGAGAGAAAATGACCCTCAAGCCAAGAAGATTTTCTTATCTAAAGGAACTCACACAATTGATGTTGAAGTAGAAAATGGTATAACCATTACATACAATACGATTGATCAACAAATTTTCAACACTAAAAATTGGAGTTCTAACCCTCAACCAAAAGTTACTGAAGTTGTACAACAAACTCAAACAGAAGAATTTGTTCTTGTGGAAGATGCCTTTGTTCCTCCAACTTCTGGGAGAGGTGGAATAAGAATACCCGATAACGCATCATTCCACAGATATAATGAAGGAACTTATTATAAGGGTAAGAGAATAAGACAAGGTGGAGATTGGAATGATACTAATCCAAATACAAACTATATCGAATGGGATAAAGATACTAGATTAACTCTCGGAACTCAAAGAAGTGGGGGAAGATTTGCTATCAAGGTATGGAAGAGAGAAGTTGTTACTAATCAAACTACTACAACTCAAATTACTAGTGCGGCATCAACCAATGTTACAAAAAATGGAGTGACTTATAATGGACCAGAATTATTTGCTTATAAAGACAAGAGATGGGGAGAATTCTTGAATGAGAATGGTGTTTCTCCATATCTTCCTCCTTTAGATTCTGATAATCCATCTATTATTGGAGTTAAAACTTACACCTGGTCAAATGTAAACTTCCCACAAGATGGTCAATATACTATCTTCTTCCAAGGAGATGACACTGGTTCTCTCTTTATTAATGATATAGAAGTTGCTACTATCAGATCATCTGGTGGAGCTCCAGCACCAACTTTTGTTAATTTGAGCAAGGGTAATTATACCGTAAGAGTTGAATTGAATAATATCAAAGGATACTTGGATATTTTTACCGAAAACCCTGCTGCTTTTGCTGTTAAGATTACAAATAAAGTAAAAGTTCCTGGTCCATCTAAATCTTGGGCAGATAATCCAATGGGAATCTCTGCTGCTCTTATTTCTCCACCTTGCCCAAGAAGAATTGATGGTAAAGGTATTGTTACTGATGTTATTGTTGAAGATCCAGGAAATGGATATCTCGCCCCAGCAGATGGGCCAGAAGGTTACCCAGTGACTTTAAGATTGAAAGAAGTTCTTGTTAAAGATCCTGGAATCAATTATAATTGTGGTGTAGATCAGATTCAAATCACACCAGACCTAGGATGCGATTTAAGTTATAGGTGCGATGCATTTGGTAGAATTACTGAAGTAAAAGTGAATGGTGGGTGTTCTGGATTTACAGAGTATCCAACTATAGGTATAATATCTGATACTGGTGTAAACTTCGAAGCAGTTCCACTATTTGAAGTCATTAGAGATCCTCTAGATGTTCCACAGGAACAACTAATTCAAGTTACGGATCTTGTTGGCCTCAAACAAACTGGTTATGTCGATGGTCGTGCTTACTATGGTGCTGTCTTCTACAAAGAGGGTGTTCGTTATGCTGGATACTATGAGACCGCAGGTCAACTTATCCAAGTCTATGATACTCTTCAGGAAAGCATCAATGCTCAGGTCA